TTCTAACACAATAATTACCAGTTTCATCTCTTTTAATAAGTCCGTATGGAATAGCATAAGATTTTATATTTGGTACTGTAATAATTACGTGCGTACGTTCTCTAAAACTAAACGGGTAAGAATATAGAATTTCTGATACTGCTTTATTTAGCGAAAGAACCAGAGATTTCTCAAACTCTTCTTTTGAAGCTGCATCATTATCATACATTGACCATTCCTGAGTAGCAGCCGTGTTATACAAATCTAATAACGTAATTGTC